GCTCTTGATCTCCGGCTCCGTCCAAATGACCAGCCGCCCGTCCAAGAGCAGCAGGCGCAGGGACACCACGGTGATGCCGTGGCCCCGGCATTTGCGGTCGGCGATGGAGAGGAGCCGGAGGGAGAGTTTGTCCCAGGGGGAGGAAGTGTCAGGCATGGGTTTTAACTATTTGCTCTTGCAGAATCACGGAATGCCATCGCTGATGACACTTTCTACAAAGCCAACTTGTGGGCCAGTTTGATGATTCGCTGCCGAACAAATAGGTAGGTGCCCAATGATGATGTTCAACACCTTCATTGCTTCCACAAACTTCACAGGGGGGGACACTATATTTGATTCTATTATCTTCTATGACTGGAATTGAGTTGATATTACGTCCTTGATGAGAAAGAAAACCACCAACCCGCCGATGGCATCTACAACATTTGCGCTGAATGAAAGATACTCCATTGGTTCCTATAAATCTGATACGATCAAAGATTTGACCACCACAATACTTACAAGTAAACCAGTTCATGAATGGGGCCTCAGCCTGCGGGCCAGCCGCGCCCATCGGGAATCGCTGTCGTGGATGGGGCAGGCGGCCTCGGGGATGATTTGGCAGAAATGTCCGCAGTCTCTTGTGACGAGAAAGACCAAGATGGCATATAGTCTCCACATGAAGCATTGCCAGCTTCGGATAGTTTTCATGCCGCGATCTCCTTCCGTGTCTTGTTGCCCACCCACTGGCCCATCTGCTCGGCGGGGACCTCCTTGCGGAGCAGTGAGCATCTGCAATTACCATCGCAATTTTGTAAAATTGCGCCATTGATTGTATAATATCCTCGCGTCGTGGTGAGGTTGTAAACATATCCGACGAAAGGAGATTTATGCACGCTGATGACCGAAACGGTGTCAAACCCAGGATCGTTTTGCCGGTCGAAGAGATCGCCAGCCGTTACGAATCTGGTGAATCCGAACTTTCGCTCTCCAAAAGATACGGAGTTAGCAGGGTTACCATCCGCCGGCGCTTGCTGAGTGTAGGCGTGCAAGTCAGGGGCTATGGGCAATCCGCGATCGTCAACAAAGCCCGCTCCGCAGCCAGGATCGCCAGTTTGCCTTGCGCTGAGATCGCCCAAGCCTACGCTTCCGGCGAATCCATGCGCGGCGTATGCCGACATTACCACACATCCCCCTATACATTGAAGCGTGTCCTCGCCAAGGAGAACGTTGCCCTCCGGCGCCCGCGCGAACTTCGAGCCGTTCACATGAGAACCGAGCAGGCCAGAGGTCACCAGGCGCGCGCCGCCCATTTCAGCGCCAACAGGAATGGGGAAGAGCAAGTCCAGGACGCCCTCGCCGCGCGCAGATTCCGCCCCGTCAGGCAGGCGGTCATTGGCCCATACAACATAGACCTCTTGATCCCGTCCGTCGCCGTGGAAGTCCACAGGCAAGGAAGCCATCCACTTCACGTCCCCCGCGAGCGCAAGCGCGCGATAAACCTCACCGATTGGGGTTGGGACGTTTACTACATCTGGATCACTCCCAGCCATCCTTTCAACGCGGCGGTCATGGATGATCTGGTCACCTTCATGCAAAGCGCCGATGGCGATCCAACCCGTCGGGGTCGCTACCGGGTGGTTCGGGGTGGCGGACAGCTTGTGGCCGCCGGATGTGGCGACCTCGACTAGGTCGCCGACGTACCAGCGCTTGAACGCACGGATTATGCCGTCGGCCACGACTGGGGCGTCTCCCGGAAGGCACTGGCAATCCTCCGTTGGCACCGGCAAGATGCCCTCGAGCTGCCAACCCTCGCCGGCGTGCTCCAAACATTTCGGGCAATTGGCTCCGTCCCTGGCGGCCAACACGCGCTTCTCGACTCGCACCTTGCCCACCTCCGCCGGAGGCAGCCGCTCGCGCTCCACGTCGAAATACGCCCGCCGCGCGTTGCCCATATACATGTGGACGCGGTTGAGGGCCTGGGCCTCGGAGACCTCGCCGCGGGCGATCTGCCCCGCCAAGTCGCCGATCCGCCGGTACTCGGCCTGCAGGCGCCCACCCACGCGCCCGTAGTCGGCCTGCGTCAGGCGGTCCCACCCCCCGGCGGCCAGGGCCTCGTTCTGGAGATGCTGGCGCTTGACCATGGTCCTGGTGCGTGACAGCCAGGTGGCCGGGCTGATCTCCCCGGCGGCGAGCCGCGACGTGCCCGCCATCAGCCGCCTCTCGCGCCCGGCGACGGAGCGCTCCAGGAGGCCGACGATCTTATTGCGGGCCACGTAGCGCCCCGTCCTGGCATACTTGTACCGCTGACTGGCCGGCTCCCAGAAGTAGCCCTGAAGGAGGCCGCGCGGGGCTGGGGTCATTACTCCACCTCCGTCGCGTCCAGCAGGCGCTTCCATGCGTTTGGCACGTCCTCGCTGGCGTACCAGTCCGCCCGCGCGTCGGCCACATCCGCCGCCGCCACCGTAAAGGACAGGGCAAGGGCCTCCGCGTCGGGAATCCACGTGCCAGGGTCCTCGCCCTCCGGCACCATGGCCAGCGCGTCGGCCACGAACTTCTCCGCGTCCAGGGGGTCGTCACCCATCTCGATGAGCGCTTCCACCTGGCGCTCCGCCCACTTGGCCCGGTCTAGGTTAGGCATCATTCATTCTCTTTAGCTTTTCCACTTGAGACCGGCTTCTCTGTAGAGTCGATTCATCTCCTTGTCGTGCCACCAGTCAAGGAGGGCCACGAAAATCATGCCTCCCAGTGCGCCGAGTACAAGACAGATCATGCAGTAACTGAAGCAAACCGCAATCGTGATCATAATTCCTCACCTCTATATGTCAGCTCCACATGATGAGAACGTCAAGGCGCTTACTCCTTCTTCATATCTACAACGGACACAAAGTCTAGCGTTGACTAAGTGAGTTTCCCAATGGTCTTCTGACATCTTTTGACTTGTTATCGCCCTCATTTCAGTTACCCCCTAGCGATCACCCGCTGCGCCCCGCCCAGCATCGCCACCATCTCGTCCCTGGTGAACCCCAGGCCGCCGTCACCTGACATGGCCTCGGCGACCTCTCCTGCCTCCACGCTGGATAGCGTGGTCTCCCCGAAGATGTCATCCAGGTCGCTGATGCCCAACTGTTCCAAGAACGTGCGCAGGATGAGCAGCGACGCCTTGACGATCACCTCCGACGGGATCACCGTGTTCGTGGTCAGGGCGTTCAGGGCATCGATCAGTTCCGTCGGGCTCACGTCCACCAGGGCGTTCTGGGCCACGTCCACCCGGTACTCGCCGACCACCTTGTTCCCGAACCGCTCCGCCATGGACTCCACCACGTGCACCATGTCCTTCCACACGCTCGTCCAGAACGCCTGGTAGCGCGCCCACTGGCGGCGGAGGGGCTTCATCATCTCCTCCGCGACGGCCATGCGCACCAGCTCACCCCGGCCGATGTGGAGCGGGTTCAGCCCCGCCGACATGACCGCCATGGTAGCCAGCGCGCCCTCGTCCTGCTGCGCGTCCCCCGCACCCGTGGACAGGGGCATCCGCGTCCGCTCCGCGGCCTCGTTCTCCAGCCAGGTCGAGGCGGGCGCGCCCGGCGGGTTGGTGTCCAGGTAGGACGTGCCGGACACCAGGCCGGACTGGAGCTGGCTCTTGAGCGCATTGATCCCCCGCGTTCCAGCCTTGGCCTTGAGCTTGTCCACGTACAGATAGACCGCCTGGGCGATGGCCGCCCGCGCCGTCAGCCACTTGGTGTACTCCTCCAACCAGTCGCCGCTGGTGGACAGGAGCGGCCTGCCCCTGCCGCCTTTGCGCCGGAAGGCCACCTGCATCATCACCACGTGGGTCGCCTCGTCCCCCGCGATCGTGCTGCCCGGCGGCATTCCCCTGTCGCCCCAAGCCTTGTCCAGCACCCGTTCTTTGTCGCTCCACTCGCGCTCGTCGGCCATCCAGTCCCGGTAGTAGATCGTCTCCTGTGAGACCGACTTGACCCCGGTGTACTGGCGCTTGTACCACAGGGGGGTGTCCGCGTCCTCCGGGTCGGATACGATCTCCGTGATCTCGTCCGTGGGGACGGCACGTACTCGGGTCTCGCCATCTATCTTGGAAGTCCAGAACACGAAGAAAAACTCCCCGTCCTCCAGAAGCTGGATGCTGCGCTCCTGGATCACCTTCTCGTCCAGCACGGGGCGGTTGCGGATTGACTCCCAGAACTTCTTCCACACCGCAACGGCGACTGAGGGGCCGGCCCCATCACCCCCGATCTGGCCCGTGCCGTCCTTCAGGGGCACGGTTATCACATCCACATCTATGACCTGCCCGAACCCATAGTCCGTCCACACGGCGACGGCCCGCCCCGCGACGGGGTTATTCAGGAGCAGTTGGCGCGACTGGCGCAGATCGGTCAGGCGGCGATAGCCCCGCTCGATGCTGAAGGGGAATAGGTCGCTCCCGCGAAGCTGCTGGAGCACGTAATCCACAAGCGCGGTATCCATCTCCGTCAGGTTGAGCACGGTCTGAGGTCGTGCCCGGATGGACTCAACCAGCCCGGTCACCACCCCCTGCGCCCGGTGCAGGCGTTGCATCTCGGGCCGGAACAGGAAGCTCAAAGCTCTTTCCCGGAAAGTAGGCATGTCAGATTCTCCTCGCTCCCCCCACAGTATATGGTTCATAGACTATCCGGCTGCGCGGCACCCCGCGTTCGCGTTCCTTCACCAGCAACGGGCCAAGGAGGGCCATCACCATCGCGTCTCCGCAGTCAGTGGATCGCCCCAACCGGCTGGACTTGCGCAGGCTGTCCTTGGACTCGATCAGGTACTTGCTGGTGCTGGTGGTGGAGTAGCGCGGTATCGTCAGGTCACCGGTGAGTTCGTTGTCGGGCACGATGGCCACGGGGATGCCGTACTGCGGATCGCACATCTCCCTGGTGAGCCACCAGGCCGCCGCCCGCCAATTGGCGAACCCAAGCTCGCCGGAGGCGTCCAGCAGATCAGTCTTCTCCCCGGCTACGAAGCCGTGGACGCGGCTCCGCCCACGCCCCTGGTGTTGCTGCCGCTCGATCTCCTTCAGCCGGTTGAGGACGCCCGTGCCGATTCCTATGCAGTCCACATAAGCCTGGGACTCGGGATGTTTCCTGAGCAGGCCGCCCACCGCCCCGACTAGCTCCATCGTGGCTAGGTCGGGGTCGAGGACCGTGAACTTGCGCAGCTCACCGGCGATGTGATGGTTGTACACCACGGCGACGACAGACAGGTCGCCCTGCCCGCCACCGCCCACGTCGCACCCAATGGAAGTGACGACGCCTTCCCGTCCTCCGTCGTCCCACTCGTGCCACCGCTCATTGGCCATTTCCAGCCACGACAGCGGGATGATGCCCACCGCCTCGTCCGCAGCGAACTCCCCCAGGACGCGGTTCTGGAAAGTCGCCGAGTTCTCGCCCCACTGCTTGCGCCGCCGCTCCACCCAGTCGTTGGAGATGCGCCCGGCGGCGACGGCCTCCTCCAGGGTCACGTGGCGCGTCCACCAGTCCTCGTAGCCCGGCTTGCGGCTGTGGATGTCGTAGAACCGCCCATGTGGGGCGCCAGGAGTGCTGATGGCCGCCGCCAGGGTCTCGCTCACGTCCGGGGCCGCGAAGGCCCCCTCCGCCGCGTCGAAGGTGGCCGCGATGATGGTCTTGGCTTCGTCGAACAGATAGAGCAACGAGTCGGCGTGCGCCCCCTCGATGAACGCCGGGTTGCTGCTGGCTATGGCGAACGCCTCCCCCGTGTCCAGCTTGAGGGTTTGGGCCAGGAGTTCCGTGCGCGGGTCGAACGGCTCCCTGGGGATATGGTCCCACCGCAACCTCCGCGCCCACTTGTGAATTTCCGGCCACAAAAAACGAATCAGTTGTCTCCAGACGCTGGCCGTGGTGGGCACTTTCCAGTCGGCCCCTTGCACGCCGTCCCTGGTCAGGGCGAAATGGAGAGTCAGCCAGGAGCAACCCGCGCTCTTGCCGGTGCCGTGCGGCGACCGCACTGACCCGCGCCGCCGCGCGTGGATTTCGGCCATGATTTCGTCCTGGTAGGGGGTAGGCCCCCCGCCATCGCCCCAGTCGATGCAGTCGTGGACGAAGGCCGCCGGGTCATGGGCGTACCGCGCCCGGAACCGCGCCATCTCCCTGGATCGGATTTCGGGGGCCACGGCCCTCCGGACTTCAATCTCCGGAAACTTGGCCAGCAAGAATCGCGCGAACTGCGTCGCGGAACTCCGCTGGCAGGGCGTCGAGGATGTTGTCAACGGTGATCCTCTTGTGCTCGGTCGGCTCGCCCGCCGACAGGCGGGCCAACTTGGAGGCGGTGCTGGCGTAGGAAGTCGCGTCGCTTGGTTTCCAATCGGCGGGCTCCACCACCGTCTGGGCGACAGGGCGTCCCTCCTCGTCCACGGCGTCCACCCTCACGGTGCGGGCCACCGGGAAGCGGAGCATCAGGGCAGCCTTCTCCGCCAGACTAGAGGCAAGATTCCATTCCCTGTCACGCCACTCCTGTTTGCGTTCCTCCCAGAGCCTGCGGTCGTCGGCCAC